CGTTGCTTAAATCCACGTATTCTGCTACTACGTCTTCTAAATTGTCCTGTTTAGGCAACTGTTTAGGCCGCGTGGCCTGTTCGTAATAGTCAGGGTAGCAGAGATGCACGTAAGGACAATATGGAAGCCTACAATTCCAATTATCATAAGGGTTATACGGCGGCAGTAGCTCTTCATTAGTTTCTATCTTGTCTAGTAGTTCATTTAGCCTCTTTAACTCACTGGCAACGTAATCTTCGTCGTATGTTATTTCTTCAATGTGGTGGTCCCAATACCTAGTTTTAGGTGTCTCCTTATTACGTGCTACTAGGTAACCTGTTTCTAAACCTTGTGCATGAAGGTAAAGCTGCACCTGAAGATAGTATTGCGGGTGGGCCTGTTTAACGCCATTTTTTCTGAGCTCCTCAAATCCCCTACGTGCTAATGCCTTTGCCTCAACTAATATCCTGCGCCCTTCGTGGTTTGTGGCAAGGCCGTCAATATGTCCTCTTAGCAGCTCCTTGTCGTTGTAGAAAATAATTACTTCTTTCTGCTCGTCGTGGATTACGTACGGTGCGCCAGGTAAATGTTCTGCCGCCCATTTAAGTATAGAAGCTTCGTGGATATTACCCTCCTCATAGGCTCTTTCAGTGCCCTCCCATGGTGGTAATCCTACTATGCCCCACGCTTCGTACTGTACCCTCTTCGGACATGCCCCTGCACTACTTACCCTAATCCTGCTCATCTTCGTCCTCCTCAATGCACAAAATATCCATTGGATCAATATTTAAGATTTTGCACACTTCGTTAAGGCGGCCGATAGTAAAGTCTACTTTACCATTTTCTAGATTATTGTAGCTACTACTCTTAAACCCCAGCAGCGTAGACATCTCACGCCTCGTAATGCCTTTGTAAGCCCGATAAGCCCTAAGCTTATTTAAGTCTACATACACCTTACCCATAGTTTTATACCCTCCTAAATCGTGTATGGTGCTGTTATTCATAGTTATATTATAACACATGCAAACAGATAATAAAAAAGCCCGTGGGTAGGAGAGAGCGAGCACCCCACGGGCTGGCTACTAAAATATAAATAATGTGTAGCCTACTGCTTAAAGTCCTCCCAGGCTTCGCCTAGTTCTGCTTTCAGTTCTTTTAGCGCAGCTTCGATTAGGGCCTTTACTTCTTCCGGCGTTAAATCTAAGCCCATATAATCTGACATGTCACTTAGCCACTCTGCTGCTCTTTCGTATTTCTCAGGTCCACCTAAATCCTTATATGCCTGCTGAACAAACATTACAGCAATTCGGGCCAATTCCTTCTTTGTCTCCAATTCATATATTATCTTCTGCACCTTCTCCGAGCCCAGCTTCTTCTGTATCCATGCCACCAGGTACGCTACCAAGATTGGTACTAAAATAGCGATAATGTCGTATAGCAGCCTTAAAATTACATCATGCATCTTACTGCCCTCCTTTCAATTTTTCATATAACTTTGCTAACATTGTAGCTACTTCTGCCTTCGTAGCTGCTTTGTCTGGGTGGAAGTTTCCATTAGCGTCCCCTTGAATAATCCCTAGGTCGTATAGCTCTTTAATGTACTTATAGGCCCAGTGCGTTGTTGGTACGTCTTTCATATTCTGCCCCTCCTTTACTAGAGCCATGCCTAAAAAACTAAGCACGCCATTAGCTATGCCTATTGCACACTTCCTCTGAAATGCCTTGTTCTTCAGTAATACCTCCTCTTCAGGGTTACTGATAAATGCCACTTCTACAAGCACTGCAGGCATTTTCGTATATCGTGTTACGTAGTAATTACCCTGCTTCACTCCTCTATCCCTTAGCCCGATCTGCTTAACCAGCTCAGTCTGAATAAACTGCGCTAAAGTCCTGCTCTTAGCATCTTTAGGGTAGTACCACGTTTCTGTCCCGTGCGCAGTCTTATCGTCAGATGCGTTGCAGTGGATTGAAATAAAAATATCAGCCTTAGCACTGTTCGCCACGTCGCATCGGGCTTGTAGTTCGTTAGGCTGTTTTGCCGTTCTTACATCCTTGTCCGTTTCCCTGGTCATTACTACTTCTAAACCGGCAGCCTTAAGAATGTCCCTAAGCTGTAGCGATATCTGAAGCGTAATATCCTTTTCTTTCGTCCCGAAATACCCTACTGCCCCAGGCTGGCTTCCACCATGCCCAGGGTCAATGCATACTTTCATCGTCGCTCCCTCCCTTCCTAGTTTCCTCCTTCTTAATACCGGCTAGAGCCCACAGCTCCCCAGTGGTAAATGCGAACCAACTCGCTATTAACGTTGCTGGCTCTGACCCAGTATGCCAATATATCAATAACACCGCCACCACAAACACCGCATTTAGCAATATCACCCATCGCACTACTTTCTTAGAAAAACGCTCCTCAGTCATCTTTCTCATCTCTCGTCCTTGCAAGTATCTCGTCAATTTTTGTTTCTTGCCTTGCCATCTGCACTTCAATTTGATGCAGTACTGTCATCAATTCTTTTAATGCCTTGGTATTGTTTTCTATTACCGCTGCTAGTTCTTTACTGTTATCCGCTTTAGGTACGCCGATAATCTTTACAAACACGTAACCAAGCATCGCTATCGCAAAAATTGCCACCCCGTATTGAGCTATTTCTGCCCCTGGCATCCTGCACCTTCTTTCACAGCTCTATCATATGTGTTGCTTATTCTGCATCCAATACAGCAAAAACACATTCTCGTAAATTAGATAAATTTGGTACTTGCTCCCTCGTGTATTTACCTTCTTTAATGTACCGCACCCACAACTTTACAAGAGCACTCTCTGTCGTAAACATTAGTTACCACCTCCCAACAGCGTAGTTAACTCAAGAATGGCCTGTTCAAGCATTGCAATCCGTTCTTGCTCAGTTAAGAGTCTGTCCTCATATTCATAATAAACAGTGTTCGTTGCAGGATTACAATACAAAACTGCAATTTTCCCTTCTCTAATTTCAGGTTGTGGCAAATCTTCTACCAATACTCCAATCTGTCTTAACTCTTCTTCACTTTTTCCTAACCCATGAACTGGGTCAAATGGCATGTTGTGTATAAGCCCAACTCTATATTTTCCCTCAGCTACTTTCACTAAATCGCCTAAAAATTTCATTACTTTTTGCCTCCTTATGAAATGATTTTATAATAAGTAGTACCATCAAGTTTTCTTATTGCTTTATCACCACTAACATAATGAGCACAATAAACATTACCCGCAGAATCTACTGCTATACCATAACCAGCTCCAACATCAGTTTTACTCCATATTTCATTGCCATTACTATCAAGTTTTCTTATTGCTTTACCACCAGTGCCAACATTATGAGCACAATAAACATTTCCTGAACTGTCTACTGCTATATCGCGACCATAGTTAACATCAGTTTTACTCCATATTTCGTTGCCATTACTATCAAGTTTTCTTATTGCTTTATCACCNGNAACAANATGAGCACAATAAACATTNCCTGNAGAATCTACTGCTATACCATAACCACGTTCAACATCAGTTTTACTCCATATTTCATTGCCATTACCTTTTGAATTATCCTTTTGTAAATTAACGTCTTTGATGTAAGCACCTATTTTATATTTCCCTAAGCCTATTCCATGGTCTATCAATGAACCTTTAAACATCCAGCCCACCTACCATTCGTCAACAGGATTTCCATTAGCGTCATAGGTTATAGTAAAGGTATACGAATCAACAACTGTTGTTCCATCTGCATCATAGATTGTAATAGTTCTTGTTGTATATTGCGGTGGTGTTCCTCCACTTAAAACACTTCTTGCAAATAATGTTCCATCTTTGCGGTAATAGTCTACTTGTAAATAATTACCATAAGCATCTGGGTTACTGCGTTTTATGCGAATAATATAAGGATTTAATTTAGCTAAAGCAAAGTCGCTCGCATCATATCCATCAACTTTGTCTACATTAGCTGTATTAATGTCTGTTATTTCGGTTAATCTATGCGTATGCAGTGCTAACGCATGCCCGCTGTGTGGTGCTGCTGCGTTGATGTGCTGACTAATTGTGTCAGCGTTCGTTTTTAACTTTGCGTCTATAATGTCAGCGTTTTCGTTCAAATCATCAATATTGACTAGATCCGTACCTTCTGGCTTCTTGAGATTATAATTTTGCGTATACTTCAAAATTCCACCTCCTTATATTACTCTTACTTGTTCCCAAGTGTAATGTGCCAAATCATTCCAAACCTTGCTTGTTAAGAAATTCCAAACGTTATAAGTGTATTGATACTCATAATTTAAGTGTGCTGGCTTAATTTCTTCTATCGTCTTTGTCAAATCGCTAATATTCGGTGGTATTCCTTTTTCTCCAACAAACTTTACTACGAATTTGTATTCGCTTGGATATTCTATGACTTCTACCTCTCCATTTGCAAAAGCCGAAGCGACGTTCTTAATAACTTCTTTTGTAATTGTGCCATATCCTCGCAACTTTGCTGTTATTCTTTCTCGTCTAAATTGCTCTGGTTTTGTTTTATCAATTGGCAATCCCAAAAATTGCTCCCATAATTCCAAACCCCATGTGGCTGTGGACACAAAGAACTGCTTTAACACTTCATCCAGTGCTTGGTATAGCTGGTCAATCTCCCTACCTTGCGCATCCCATATGGTACGCATTACGATACTCGTTAAATAATACTGCGGCATATTGTCAAGCATCCTATTTCCCGCTTCACTTATCATGTAAATGTCACCGTCCCAAGCACAGCTACTTCCTGCTCGCCTATTGGAATATTATTTGTAGCACCATTCACCAACAGGTTGGAATACTCCACCACCCCAGGCGTATCTAAAATAACGCTTCCAATCTTCACATATCGCACATCATTATCTTGCTTAAATGTCAATGACTTCAGGTACTGTTCCACATTCTCCTTAACCGCTAATTGAACTGCTCCTACCTCATACCCAGCAGCTACTACTAAGTGGACACTGACATTAATAGCAACTGGGCTTGCAGGCTCTATATACACCCTCGCACCAATGGGAGCTTTGCCATCGCCAGTGTCTTTGCTGAACAAACTCTCATACGCTATTTTGTCTATAATAACTGTGTTAACGGTATCGGTCTGCAACCTCTCAATACGCAACTCCAAATGGTCTTGCCCATTCCAATAGAACCTTTGATAAACCTTAGACAACGGGTTTAATGCATTGGCTGAATAAATTGTCTTGGCTTGTATTTGGCTGGACACATCTACCACTGCCCATGCATTAGTTGTCAAATCCCATATACCTATGGACAACAAATCATTTGTACCACTACCCGTGGTGGACAAATCCAATATGACGTTCCACACTCCCTGTTGCTCAAGCATCGTATCAAACTGCGTATGTGTAACCTTCCCAGTGCCACTCGAACTATAGCTTAAAATTACCTGCCCATTTGAAACTGAAACTCCATACCCCGAAATAGTCAAACTCTCTGCTTCATTCACATGCAACCATCTTGGTGCTATGTGCTCCTGAACTCGCTGAACTAACTCTTCACTGGCTGGCTGCATATCCTTATCGACAATTGCTACGCTGACTGTTCCATTGCCATACTTCAACGGTACTACCGAAACACTTCCAACACCTGCAACCTCAAGTGCCCATTTTATATAATCAGCTTTATTACCACCTGCACTGGGATTGCGCACCCATTCCAAATATCGTGCCAATAAACTTGCATCATCTTCAGTATCTGCACCACCACTCGTGGCTTGCTCATTCTCAATCCTTGCAACGCCCTGAATGGGAGTACTTAACACTGTTATTGCTCCTGCAGCGACGTTTCCTTCAATCCCTTCGTCCAAGGCTTCTATGGGTACGGACACTTCTCCTGCATCACTTATCACCGCTTGCGTGGTAGTCCTAAAGAATACTGCTGGTGCCAATTCCGATGAAGGGGTGGACACTATCGTTCCTTCTGGTATTACCGTTCCACTATCACCAAAGAATGTTATATACCCAGTGGCTTTGCTTGCTGGTATTCTGGACAATCCATGCTCTTCAGCTCTCAAATCCAAATATGTACCAAACGTTGTCTGTGCAAATCCACGACGTAACACCTCTTGTGCCCATATTGCAGCTTGTGTCAATTCTGCGGCAACTGGAGCTAATGCATCATAAACAAATGAACCTTGGCTTTTATCATAATTGTCTGGTACATAGGACAACAATCTTGCTAATATTGTTTCAAACGTTTGGTCTGTCAAATATTCTGGTAAGTCCAACTTCTCACCCCCTCAACGTGACTGTTCCATCTACATTATAACGCACAACCATAAGCTCGGGTCTATTAACGCCATCCTCGGTCAGCAACACTTCTTTAACGGTGAGCACTTTGTCAACCAAACTAACGCCTTCACTCAAACTTGGTATTGGAGCATTGTTTTCACACTCTTGGAACGTGCTTCCATCTACCGACGCATAAACCTTTACATCGCACCCTGCAGGGATATTTGCTTCCCAAGAAATATTTGATCCATTACACGTTCCAAGGCTCTTTAAGTATATTGGCTTGCTTAACCTATAACCACCACGGCCAACTTTAAGGCTATTATCAAACCTCAAGGCGTATGTGGTATTCTCATCAATTGGTAATGGCTGATTGCTTTGATACACCGCCGCTATTTCTTCATCCGTCCTTGCACGGCTGGAGATGCGGAGGTCGTCATGTCTACCATTGTAAAAGTTTGCTCTTCCGTTTGAACCCAATGCAATTTCGACAGCTCCTAATGTAGTCCCATCTGTAGTGCCAATAAATGTGGATAGTGCTCCACCATTTTTAGCTAAACGTATAGTTACATTAGAACCAGACTTGCTAACAGAGTAAAATAATAGGTCATTAGCACTCAAGCTTATACCTGTATTAATGACTTCTTTATTGTTCCACCCAAAGCGAATGACCCCACCATTGTTATATAGCCCAGTAAGCGGAACATTCTTTAGTGCCCATATACAAGCCCATTGTGGGGCTATAGCCGAATTTATGGAAGGTATAAACCAACCAGTAATATCAAACTCATCCTCATTCAGCACCCCAGCCGTGGGGATGGTCAGGGTTTCGGCCGCCCTTGTGCCGTCAATGAAGGAGGTGGCGTAGGGTTTTTGTTCGAGTTGGATGGCATAAACAAGTAATTCTGTTTCAACAGTGTTACTATGCGAAATTCGTATTTCGTATTTACTTATCGTTTTACTGCTGTTTGGAGTAATTGTAGCTACTAATTTATACACTCCTTGACCGAATATAGCGGACATATCATATCTTGTCGTGTTAGAGTCGTTCCAAGTGTAATCTGTGTACGTGCTATCTGTATAATATATAGTCCCGCCAACATTTATATTGTTAATGTTGCCTTTTAGGATTTTTAACAACACGCTAACGGTATGAGGAGTGTTAGAAATGGATACAACTTTTGTACAATGCCCTTTATCGCCATCATTATCATATAATCGCATTACTCCGTTTTGTTTGGAAAATGGATTATATTCTGATGATAACCATTCTAACGTTGTCCAGGTTCCTACAAACCAACCAGAAACGCCTGTTTTAAAGAAAGGGTCGCTGTTTAAATTCGTCGTCCCTTCCTCCACCAGCACCGCCTGACCAAACTTACCCTGTTCGAACCTCGGCACATTCACACCCACTTGCGTGCCGTCACTCAAATAAGCGATGCTATTGCGAGAAAAACTCGGACTGCCAACGCTCGGTAATTGTAGCTTATTATTCACTACTACAAGGTTGTTGAGTGTGCCTTGTAAAAAGTCTACTGTTTGCTTAACATTTATACCATCACCATCTCCTTTCAGCCCAAGCCATGCCTTTATCCTGCGGTTCTGTTTAAGTAACTGATATAACGGTGATCGCGTATTCCCTGCATCGAATTTCCGGCTTTCGTTGTTCAGCCGTATATCTATCTCATTCGCTGATATATTCCCTACCGGTAGGCTACCCTGCGATACTTCCCGCTCTTCAAGCAGGTGTATGAGAAGTATGTCGTCACCTTCGTATGTTTCTTGGATTGATGTGAAGAATTCAAGTATTTTCACCTGCCTGCCGAGATGCGACCATTTCGTTATAGTTAGCACCTGCTTTGTCACGTCCAGCACGGGAGAGGCCAGTGTCTTTCTCCATTCC